AAGAGAACCAATAGATAGAAAGAAAGCAGAGAAACCCGGCAGAGTCTTTGGGTACAGATCAGCACGATTTAGGCTAAAACACATGCAATATGTGAAGCCAGTTGAAGAAGTGTTATTTCATAAGGGGTTTGCGTCCGTACGGAACAAACCAGGAAATGAGAATGTATACCCAGTGAGTGATAATTGGCTAGCAAAAGGAAAAAATATGGACACTAGAGGACAAGATATTAAGTCAAAGTTTGACAATTTCAGAGATCCAGTAGGTGTACCATTTGACTTTGCAAAGTTCGATAAGCATAAACGCAAAGAACACTTATGCGCGGTTAGGAAGATATATGACCATCTTATAATACAAACCACTGAGACAAAGAGAGACTTAGATGTCATCTTTAACGCTCAAGTTTCAAATTTAAGAAGTTATGCAAAACCCTCCCGAAGAGATAAAGGGAAACTTTCACTTCTTTCTCCTAATGAGATGTCTATGAAGTACACTTCGAGCGCGACAGTTAGCGGCGACTCGGCTACTTCTTTAGATATGATCATACTGGTTTTAACTTTAGTTATTTCTGCTATAAATGGTGAGATCCGATACGACATCTATGATGACGGAGACGATTGCTTGCTGTTCTTGGAGAGGAATGACTTATGGATGATTCCTATATTTGAAGCCAGAATGGAAGAGATGGGTCAAGAGGTAGAATTAGAAAAATTTGCTTACTGTCCTGAAGAGATAGAGTTCTGTCACGCTAGACCTGTACTACTCCCTCATGCCGACGGGGGACATAAGTACAGGATGGTTAGAGAGTACACTAGAGCTTTGAGTAGAGTAGGAGTTTCTTTAGAATATAAAACCGAGAAGGATTATGGTAGGTATCTTAGAACGAAAACAGGTTCAGAGACGCTTTTACACGCAGGTGTACCTATTATCCAGGCAGTCTGTTACGTAGGCTTCCACGGGACAGATTCTTTCAAAGGGAAAGCTCTTACGCTACTTCAGAACGACCACGATAGTTATAGAATTTATAGAGACTTAGGAGTGCTGCAGGTAGATGCAGTAACTTATACTATACCCACTTGCACAACCAGGGATAGTTTCGCAAAGGCGTTTGGCGTATGCCCTTTGACACAAATAGCCATGGAAAGTTCTTTCTTGAGAAAGAAAGGAGTTTTCATTCACTTATCACAACCATTTCTCTATGAACACATCGAATACGACTTATC